CCCACGGAATCTTCATCCTCCCCCCTAAGAATAACTAGAAGAAGAGTATCTAGAATTATTCCTTTTGGTTATGAGGTATCAGAAGAAAACGAAAAACTATTAATAGAAGTTCCTGAAGAAATGGAATTAATTAATAAAGCAAAAAAGTTTATTGAAAATAATTGTAGTTACAGAGAAACTGCAGAATGGGTATCACATCATTCAGGTAAAAAAATTACAGGAATGGGATTAAGAGAAGTATTAAAAAGGAAAATTAATAAAGGGTGGTAGCAGAACCTAAACCTAAAAATACTGGTAGAAGAAGAGTTGGTGATTTAAATAAAACACTAACTGTAAAAGAAAAGAAAGCTAAAAAATCTGCACAAGAAAAATTAGCAGATAAGAAAAAAGAATTAGTAAAAGCACAAAAAAATTATTGGGCTACTAAAAATAGTTTAAAAGAAATAGATAAAGTTTTTACTGGAGAGAAGAATCTTATTGAAGAAGATAAGATAGAAGAAACAACTCCTAGTATTAGAAATGCTATTAAAGAAAAAGAAGTTATATTCGAACCAAACGAAGGACCTCAAACAGAATTTTTAGCATCATCAGAAAGAGAAGTTTTTTATGGTGGAGCAAGAGGTGGTGGTAAATCTTATGCCATGCTTGTTGACCCACTTAGATATTGTGATAAACAAAAACACAGAGCATTATTAATTAGACGTACAATGCCTGAGTTAAGAGACTTAATAAATCATTCACAACAATTATATCCAAAAGCATATCCTGGTGCTAAATGGAGAGAGCAAGAAAAAGAATGGAAGTTTCCTTCAGGTGCTAGAATAGAATTTGGATATGCAGAAAATTTAACAGATGTTTTAAGATACCAAGGACAATCTTATACATGGATTGGTATTGATGAATTACCACAATATCCAACACAAGATATCTATAACTTCTTACGTTCATCACTTAGAAGTGTAGATCCAGAGATTCCAGTGTTTATGAGAGCAACAGGCAATCCAGGTAATGTTGGATCACAGTGGGTAAAAGAAATGTTTGT